ACCATCAGTCACAAGCACAGCATCATTAACTGCTGGTCTAGTCGATAAACCAGTAAACGTCATAGTTTCTCTAGTATATGCTGTTAGTGTGCCGGTGTATAATGTAGGTCCTACACCTTCTGCCCATAATCCATAATCACCGAAACTATTATTTGAGTTAGTGATAGAGCAAGTACCGCCACTTTCACACTTAACGCCTGCGGTACAGCAGATAGTAAAGATACTAACTAACTGAGCATAGCCTTGGTTAGTGATGTGTATACCTAGACCACCTTGATTAAATTGGGTATAACTATCAAGAACCATTGATTTTAATCCAGATGCTAGACTTCCGTCTACACGCATGCCTGCTCCGGTAGTTGTGATAGAACTGCAATTTTGAATATATGGACTAGTTGTAATTATGCCTGCACCACTGCTTGGGAAAGCGACTGCTGCTGCAGGAGTTAAGTGATCTCTGAATGTCATGCCTGTGATATAGCAACGATTACGCACCCAGAATATATCACTGGTTGGTGTCGAAGGTCTTACAGTCACAGCACGTAGATTGTCACCTACAATACTGACACCGGCGCTTAATGTGATTGGATTGATTTCTGTATAGTCACCTGCTTTAACAAAGATTACTGTTGTGCCAGTTGGATTCAATGCTTGTAATGCGTTTGCTGCTGTTACTGCTGCTGCTATTGTAAGTTTAGCAGCACCTAACTCTGTACCACTGTTAGCATTATTTCCGCTCTTACTTACATATAGAACATTTTGTGCTGCACCACCTGCTCCTGCAGGACCTGTAGCACCTGTGATACCGGTCGCGCCTGTTGCTCCTGCGCCAGTAGCACCTTGTGCGCCGCCTGCTGATATTGCTGCATAACCACTTTGTGGTGTTGTAAATGTTAATGTTAATGCAGAATTGCTTAAAAAAGTTATTGTAGGATAATCATATCTACCAACAAAAGTTTGATTAGTTGCATCAACTGGTTCAACGTTAACGTATTGAGCATTTAAATTATGCGTTACATTCCATACTAAAGCAGGAGTTGCCTGTGTATGTATGTAAGTGCCGCCAGGAGGACCTGAAGGTCCGGTAGCACCAGTAGACCCAGTTAAACCTGTCGCACCTTGCGGTGTGAAAATATTAACATCCCATGAAGAATAATATCCTGAACCTATACCGCCTATAGCAAAAAATTGTAGTTGTCCTGTACTTGGATTATAAGAGTTTACAAGACCTACCATATAGTTGTTTACATCATATGAGCAAACTATATTTTGACCAGTAGAATATGCTAGGCTTACATCAACAGTACAAACTTTTAATTCTTCAGCAGTGCCAGTATCTAATGGTCCACCCGCCGCTGTTGCAACAAAAATTTCGCCTAATGTATTACTTGCCGCACCTAATAGAGTCCAATCTGTATTACCTATTGAAAAAATTCTATAAGTTTGTCCAATAGTAATTAGGTCTGCTTCTAAAGGACCAGTAGTTAACTCCATTGTTGTTGACGATGAAGTTAAGTAAGGTTGGAAAGGACCCGTAGCGCCCATGCCACCTAATGATATTGCTGCGTAACCTGTTTGTGCTGAAGTAAATGTTAATGTTAATGTATTACTATCAAGAAATTCTATAGTAGGATAATTATAACGTCCTACAAATGTTTTATTGGTGCTATCTACTGGTTCAACGTTAACGTAACGCTGTCCTAAATTGTGATTTACAGTCCAAACCGTCGATGGTGAGCTTTGAGTATGTAGGTGTGTACCACCAGTAGGACCAGTAGCGCCCGTCGCACCAGTATCGCCTATAACGGCTGGTACCCATGTTCCTGTTCCACTGTCGTAATATTTAAGAATACTCATATAGTCTTATTTAGTTACCTTTACCTTATGCATAAACCGTATTTGTTATATACCATTGTGTAGAACTTACAGCATAATATTGTAGACTACCGCCTGCTACGTGAGTATAAGCGGCATTAGTTGCTAAGTTATTAATTGCTGCACCACTTGCAGGATATACATTTAAATTTGTCGCACTTGTATTATTCACTATGATTACCATACCTGCTATCGCTGTTGGTAATACAACACCTTGACCTACTGCTACTGCGCTTACAACATTAATATCTTTGGTTAATGCTGTCGCAGTACCTTGGGTTGAACCAGCAGAACTAATACCAGTTGCTACGCTTCTGATATAGTTTCCAGCAAGTGTTAATGAATCAGTTGTTTTGTTATAAGTTAGACCGCTGTCAGCACCAAATGCTCCACCGTCATTAAACTGTACTTGTGTATCACTACCTGCTGCAACTCCAGCACTACCAGTAGCACCAGTTAACCCAGTAGCTCCTTGCGGTCCCGTAGCACCTATACCAGTAGCACCTGTTGGACCAATGACACCAGTAGCACCAATTGGACCTGTTGCTCCTTGAACACCTGTTGCTCCTTGAACGCCTGTTGCTCCTTGAACACCTGTCGCGCCAGTTGGACCAGCAACGCCTGTCGCACCTGACGGACCAGTTAAGCCGGTTGCTCCTACTCCAGTTGCACCCGTTGCTCCTGTTGGACCACCACTTGGACCTGTAGCACCTGCGGGCCCTGTAGCTCCTGTCGCTCCAATAACATTTATACCACTTGCGCCAGTATCTAGCCAAAGTATACTTGTATCTGTAGGTGGTGTTGGTCCTTCTACTATACCAGGATCACCTGTCAAACCTGTTGCACCAGTAGTACCAGTTAATCCAGTTGCGCCTACTGCGCCCACTGCACCTTGTAAATTGATTTGCCAATTGTTATAAGTACCACTACCTAATGTCGATGTTACATTAACAACTAATGTACCTGTACTTGCATTGTAAGTAATAATAGGACCGGTCATGTAGTTGTTCACATCGTAAACAATTGTTACTGCCTGACCAGTAGTATATGCTAAGCCTGTTGACACTAACAATGTTTTATTACCGGTACCGATTGCTAATGATGAACTACTAGTAGTATTGTAAACACTACCTGTAGCACCTACTGGACCTGTGCTACCAGTGGCTCCTACTGGACCTGTCGCACCTTGCGGACCTGTAGCTCCAACACCGCCGTTACTCCAAGTTAATGCACCTGCACCGTTAGTGGTTAATACTTGATTAGCAGTACCACCTAAGATAACTACGCTAGCGACTTGTCCTAAATTTGTACTTTGAGTAACAACAAGATTATTAGCACGTAAACTATTACCCTCTACTTCATCTGTAATATACAAATCGTTGCCATAGATACTACCTGTGGCATTGATATCATTGTTTACTGTAATTCCTGTTTGTGTTACAACTAATGTATTAGGGGTTCCTGCTACTGAAACTGCTACATTACTATTGGCATAAACTTTTACATTAGAACTACCATTTAATAGTTCTGTTCCTCCTGATACAGTAATATTGCTTAATAATCCGCCGTCGCCTAAAAAATATCCTGTAGTTACTACATTACCATTACCTACAATATTACCTGTAACTGTTAGATTTGATGTTGAAGGATTGAATTGTAATTTACTTGAAGCTCCAAAATTTCCGCCTGCATTATATTGTATTTCATTTGTGTTACCAGCTGGAATTTCTAAATCCCAAGGCACACCATTAGCATGTAGTAAATTATCTGTACGAACATTGCCTGCTGCTAAAGTGTTAGTTACATTAATATTTGATGATGCATTTACAAAATTTGCAGTTGCTAAATTACCTAAATTTGCATTACCTGAAGTTAAATTGCCTGTTATGTTAGCTGTGGCTATATTAGCAAGATTAGAAACGTTTAAGTTTAATGCTGCTATAGCATTTGATGCATTAACATTATTGGCATTCACATTGCCTGCGGCATTTACAGTGGTATTTGATAATATAGAACCTGCAACTAAATTACCAGTAATATTACTTGTATTGCCTACAATAATATTGCCTGTTATAGTTTTACTAGCAGTTACATTTCCACCCTCAATATAAACATTAGGGCTAGTATTGGCAGTCCCTATATATAAAGAATTGCTTATAAATGAGTCATCACGAAGGTCAATATAGAGAGTTTGAATTGCGCTATTAACTGAAGTAGAGTATCCTAAACTATTAGGAGATAATCCTACTTCTAAAGTCGTAGTGGTTAAATTTAAACGTGAGAAATCAGCACTTATTAATACATTTCCAGTAGGTTGATTAACACTAATACCGGCTTGTTTAGTGCGGTTAATAGAAAGAACACCGGAGTTGTTTTGCAGCGCAAAAAGTTCATTAAAATTTTCTTGTGTTTTTTGAAACGCGGCTCGGATCGCATCTGCATCTGGATCGTCAGGGAATGCTCCGAAATCAATATTTCTCTGTGCCATTTAATCAACTCACCATTAATATAGTATTTATCGTTTCGGGAGAAAGTGAAATGCCAAAAAAATACCCGACAATTTGCCGGGTATCTTTTGTACTACAAAATGATCAGATTATTTACCTAGACCTGCTAGTTTCTTCCATTCTGCAAAATCTTCATCACCTAGACGATCTTTGTCTCCAGCGAGAACAGGGATAGTCTGCTGACCAGTTGATTTAGGCTTATTCAAACCACCTGAGATGACCTTAGTCATAAACTCAATGTCACGCTCAAATGTAGTCTGTGTGCCGTCTTTACCTGCATCGTTAGCCCACTCATCAAGTTTTTCTTCCTTCTTATCTTTCTTATCATCATATTCGATGTCTTTAGTTACTTTCTTTCCTGCCTTTTCAGCCTTTTCGTCTTCCTTCTTAGTTGACTCTTCGCTTAATAGTGATAATTTTTTGTAAAGATTCAAGAAACTTGATTCTGACATTGCTTCTTCCTCTTCTTCTGCGGCATCTGCTGCTGCTACTGCACCAGCTGCTTCAGGGCTACTCTCCATACCATCTTCATGCACAGCCTTTTCATTTTCTGAACCTACTGCTAAAGCAGCATCAATTTGTGCGCCCTGTTCATCTGCTTCAATATTGCCTTCACCGTCATCTTCGGCAACTTGATACTCCATTTGATTTTCTGATTCAACTTCATCAACCATTTCTTTACTTTCGCCACAACCGCATGAGCTTTCTACTACACCATGTGTTTCACACACTTTGCCTTCATGCTTGTGATCATCATCCGCACCTACCTTTTTCATTAGTGATGCCATGTCATCATGACCACTAAACTTTGGTGCACCGTAATCGCTGGCAACTGCTACGACTGGTTCACCGTGTGTCATTTCTGGCTTGTCGGCGCCCATGCCACCGAGACCTACTTGTTTAATAAATGATAACAATTTGGCTGCTTCATCATCAGTGCCAGTTACGCTTACGCTGTCTGGACTACCTTGTTGACCAGTTGACATTGATACTGAAAGACCTTCGGCAACTGGCTCAGCATCTTCTTTGAGTAAATCTTCTAGTTGTTTATCTAGCGATTCAAAAGCAAATTCTTCTAAATTTGAAGTGTCTTTAAAACTCTTGCCATCTAATTCAAAAGAACCACCTTTTGGTGTTGATGCTAATTTACCAGTAAAGGCATTGCCTTCACCCATTTCTTTTTCTGCTTGATCAGCCATACCAGGTACAGTAGCTGGTACAGGAGTTTCGCTAACTACAAGTCCGCGATTTGGCATCAAGCCATAGCATTCATCAAGACCTTCTTTAAAGCCTTCATGATAACGCTTGTGTTCTTCTGAACCTTCGTTATAGCGGCAAGCATAATTTGACTTGCTTAATCCGTGTGATTTGCCTTCGTGATAGGCTGCTTCTAGTGTGTTCATTGCTTCATCTACCTTCTTTTTCTTTTTGTCGGCTGCTGCCTTTTTCATTGGTTCTTTCTTATTGCCATCTTTATCTAGGTCTAAGAAATCAGGCTTTGCTTCCAACATGTTATCTTTGCGGCCTGCGCCGAGACCTGCACCAAAATCAGGTCCTGAGTGTGGTATCTCTGCTTCATTCTTTTTACCGTGCTTTTTATTATACATGCTCCAAGCAATTGCATATGCACGACCTTCTTCACCTGGGAATTTTTTCTTTAATGATAAGACTACATCTTCCATTCCTGGAGGTGCCTTCTCATCTAATTGTTCTTCTTTGATTTCTTTGCCTGCAAGACTCATCTCTCCCTTGCCGATAGCACTCTTGATAGTGGCTGCTAATGCAGGATTAGTCACAGTACCGATAACATCGTTACCTTTTTTCAAGACCTGTGTTGATTGCTTTGCAGGTTCTATAGTTAATTGCTCTGCTTCTGCTAATATATTTTTTTCAACTTCAACAAAATATTCTTTAAGTGATTTCATGGTGATACCTCTCATCCTAGTGCGCCAGTCTTAGGTTTTGCTGGACGCTTAATATTAGTCATAGGACTCTTATCACCCATCTTTTTATCATCTAAGTATGGCTTGAATGGATCAAATGCATCAGGAGTTTCTTTTGCCGCATAAGGAATCATGATCTTGCTATCTTTAGCTTGATCTTTGATGCTATCTAAATAACTATTACCATATGCTTTGCTTGCCTCTTCAGCACCGCTGATCTTATCAAAATCTTTATTGTTTGGTTCCATCTGATTAGCATATTCTTCTTGTTCACGGTTAATGCTATCATCATATTTTGTATCAACTAAACGTACATAGTTTACATTATAGCCTAGTAATTGAGCCATTTGTTGTACCATTGGCTCGGTGCATGGATAACGGAACTTACACTTTAAAACTGTCACTGGTTCATTATGCACGCCAGGAAATCCGTATACGTCTTTCGCTATTGGTAATGTTTTAGGTGTGATGGGACCTGCTGGTTCAAATTTCTTTAAATTGAAAATAAACAAGTCTAAGAACTTCTTGTCTACTTCACCTGCAATTTTGATGGTTACATCATAAAGATGCACACTTTCAGCAATATACTGTTTAAGGCTTTTCATATCTATAATTCCCGTATCTAATATTTATCATTTATCCGTGTTTTTATCTAAAAGGGCTTTAAGTATCTGGTTACGATCAAGCGCCCTACCTTCTCCTATCGGGGTGGACTCGATCTCTTCGTCTTTTTTAGACTGCTTTTGATCTAATGCTGCCTTCTTTAATTGCAATTCAATCATCTTAAGTTTCTTGCTTACTTTAGCAGTCTTAGCAGTTATAGCATGTCCCAACATAGTCCCTGCAACATTGAATATTTCACTGCTATAGCGACTGTCAACTTGCATACCCAGATCCATTAAATCTTTGTAACTATTTTGGGCTAAATTAGCTAAATCATCTATCTCAATGTCAGCAGTCTCTAGACCGCGAACTTGCGGTAGAGCGTTTTCAATTTTTTCTAGATTATTAAGTGCGGTTACAGTTATTTCCTGGGTCTCGGGCGGTAATTGTAATTCTTCTGATTTGTCCTCGTTTTGGGCAAGGTTAAATAATTCTTCCAATTTTTTAGTCATGCTGTATTTATTTTAGCGTTTACCCTTATAGAACAAATCATCTTCGGTGATGACACGAAAGGTGCAACCTATTTTTTTACAATATGCCATAGCAGCACCCCATTTAGCATGATTTAAAACTACTGCAGCCTTATCTCTCGCACTTGTAACTTTACTCTCTATCAATGTTTGTTTTTTAGGTTTTATTTCAACAATTTCTGCTCTTTGATTTCCAAATTTATCTTGGTATAATACGAAAAAGTCAGGAACATAAATTGTATTCTTACCGGTCAGCGGATTTTTATAAGGTATTTGTACTGCTTCGCTTGCCCATTGTAACACGCTATCATGGTTGTCGCAAAACATCATAAATGTGAGTTCCCAACCACTGCGATATTTAGGTACTGATTTACCTACATACTTGTGTACGTTCTTTACTTGATATTTACCCTGCGCAAAATTTGCCATATCATATAACTACATTTCTAGCAACTGGTTGCACAGGTTTAGGGACAACGGCTATACCGTATAAACTGTGTTTTGATTTAAAACTATTCATATAGTATGCCATAGTTTGATTTAATTCTATTTTGTTGTTAGTGCCCTTGATTACTTCTAAGATTTCCATAGCACTAATACCTGATTGTTGTGCTACTCTAAACAAAAAAGCTGTAAAGTTATTTGCAATTATTTCGGTATCGCACACACCTTTAAAATATGCCAGAACAATATTATATTGATCTACAGGAATATTAAGAGTAGTGTTGTAAAAATTATCAAAAATTTTCACAGTTTTATCTATTGCTTCTTCTTGTACGTTTATAAGTGCCATGACAATATTTATTTGGTAACTTGAGTGCCTGCATTTCTCACAGGGCTTAATGGTTTCGGAGAACTTCCATTTTCGGAAATAGTAGGTGCGCCTGCTGTTCCTACTGTATAAGGGGTAACTGATTTATTTGGAATATCAAATAAGATATTTCTATTTGTGCTTACAGGACTTCCAAAACCACCTACTGATTGTCTTAACATACTTTGTAATTCTGCCTTAGCAGTAGATTTTAGATTTTTATTTTTTGCTGTGTTATATGTTGCACCTGCTTTTTGTATAGCACCTAATATATTTCCAGATTTAAAATCATTAATTGCTCCACCTACACCATCTACTAAACCACCGGGACCAAGAATAGTGCCATTAGCCCCAGGCAATTGAATTGGACTTGGAGTTCTATCATAATTTGATTGATCGCCGAACCCTGTTACGATATCACCGGGTGTGCGTCCATCTATCGCACCTTCGTTATATACGACAGTCTCATAATCTATAGTCATTTGATTTTGCATTACGCCGCCACCTTCAGCATAGCTATAGGTGTCATGACCAAAATTAGTTATGATAGGATTTATTAAAGTGTATGCTGTAAAGTTATGTTGATTGAAACCGAATACAGTTATATTATTAAAGAAAGGAGCCTTATGTCCTAATTTTAATTTATTTGTTTCACCTATATAACCCCAATTATTATTTCCTAATGTGCTATCATCGTAAATGTTAGGGATATTATAGTCTGCATTGGTTGATTGAGTGCTATTAGAATTCTCATTATTAGGTGGTACTGCACCTCTTTTACCTAAAAATACAGTAGGTTTAGTAGCGTCAGCATAATAATATGTATAATATGCATACCAGAGTTTATTAATTACATTTCCATTATCATCATGGAAACCAATCGTAACTGGTTCATATCTAATTTTTGTTTGAATAATTCTTTTACGATTATATTGATTTAGTTGAGTTGTACTAAAATTATAACTAGGTAATTTAACGTCTTTAACTAATATACCGTAATTATTTTCGCTCGCTTCTGGATATGCTTCTGTATTGATATTAAAATATGTATGAAATACAAATTTATATTTAGGAGCATTAGCATAACTATTGCTCCTAAATGTTTTACTTGCGTGTGTATAGTCTCTTAGTGTATCGTTACCAAAGAAACCGGCTGCTGCACCTTTAAGTAGGTCTTGAAAAAATCCGGCCATTGCCGAGACCTACTTATTAAGTACCAGCGCCTATACCAGTTACGCTTTCACCCTGTAATATTCTGCCGATCTGTGCGCCTACGCCTGAGATAGGACCTTCTGGCTGACCTGGTGTTGCGTTCTGTATAGCATTGTCATAACGTAATGTTAATGCTATTTGTACAGGTTCGTTAGTACCATAATTTAGGTTGTTGTAGTTTACAGTCTGAACAAAGCAACCGTATAGTTCCCAACGTTCTAATACTACTGGTGCACTTGTACCGTTACCACCATCTAGTACTTCAATATTTGTTTGGAACTTATAGTCCTGACCTGTTGCTGCTGATGCTTGTTCAACAAAGTCTAATTGCTTTTGAATTTGCTGACCAACTGCCTTTGATACAGTGCCAGAAGCATCATCACGAATGTTTACAGTGATTGGCTGCCAAGCATACTTACCTGCTAGATACAATGTTGAGTTGTAAACTGGTAATGTGATTTCTTGGAACTGAATCTGAGGTCTTGCTATGTCAACTACTTGCTTTGTTAAGTTTAACCCGCCGTCTGCATCAACTCCGAAGTTTAAAAAGTTAACTCTGAAACGGAATTGTAGTTTAGGCATTAACAAGCCCTGATTGCCACCGGCATTATCAGATGCTACTGTCATGTTAAACAATGATTGTGAGGCTGTTGCCATTTGTAAATTCTCCTACTATATATTTATCTATCAATGAGAGCCTCTTTCGAGGCTCTCTTATTTTTTATTAAGCTCCTGACAACTCACCTGTATTCAATATACGTACTGGGATATAGATGAATTCAGCAGCCTTGACTGGCTCAACTGCTACGTCGATCCACAACTCATTACGATCTATACGTGCTGGTGTGTTGTTTGATTCATCGCAAACTACCAAGTAGTCATAGATGCCTCTCTTAGCAACAAGATCAACCATCAATGACTCAACAACACCTGCAATCTGCTGGCGTGTCAATGCATCGTTTGGTTCGAATACGAATGGTCTTGCAGCGATAGTCAATTGACGACGGATGTATGCAACTAAACGTGCTACGTTAGTGCGATCCAATGCGCTCTGACTATTGAATGATGTCTTGTTACCATAGTTCAACAAGCCGTTACCAGTGAAGAACACTAGTGGATTGATGAAGTTAATGTATAGAACATCGCGGATACCAATACGTGTCTTAGTAACAATAAATTCACCAGTTGCACGATCTAGGTAACCAATATTCAATGCGTTATCAATGATACCACGACGAGTACCTGCTGCCGCTAACCAAGGATAAGCAACTGTGTCATTACGTAAGAATGTACGTAACATCATGTGACTTGCTGGAACTGCAACTTCGTTGCCGCTTAGATCAAGTGCTATACCACTTGGGTAGAACAATCCTAGATAAGTGTTGCGTGTTACACAACCTTCTTCACCTGTGCTTGTTGCACCTGCAGCATTAGTTGCCCATGCTTGAATTGCTGTTGCATCTTCTGGTAGACCCATTGGAGTGTCGCCTAAGATGTAACCTGTCTCACCACGATCAGCATTCAATACTACCATGTTTGGTTGACATTCT